AACCTTTTATGTTATCAGTACTATCTCCCATTAATATTTGAGCATATAAAAATTTAAATCCTGAACCTAATAATTTATTACGTTTTTTACTTAATTTAATATAACTATTTTTATTATTACTCATTATTAAAGTATGCTTAGTAAGATTATAAAGAGCAGCATTTAACATATTTTCATCTTTATCTATAGTAGCAATAACAGATTTATAATTAGATAATTCTTGTTTTTCTAATGTACCTTCTTCATTATAAATATTAAAAAATTGATTAGAATTTAACCTTCTATTTAATATTCCTACTACATCATCTACTTCTACACCTCTTACTGCTGTAATACCATAAGTATTAATTAACTCTTCTTTTACTCTATTAAAAAAAGGAAATTTTTCAAGCAAGTCAGACTTATCTCTATTCCCTTTATATGGAGCAGTTTTTGCAATAGTGTGTCTAAAATTTTTACCAGTATCAATAAATCCTACATATTTAGTAGAATTTAAATTCTCTAGAGTACTCTCTATATGATCTTTTAAAGTACGTTTATAATTAGGATTAGCTCCATGTATAAAAAGGAAACAAGAAGCATCAAATAATACTACTGGTTCGTTTATTAGATGTATTTTCATCATTAGTTTTGTTTTTTAAATTTATAAAAAGATTTAAATATTGAGTGACAGATAATTTAGTCCATTTAAATTTTCTTTCTTTTTTAGACTTTTCTGTAAGCCAATATGATTTAGGAGTAAATGTTTTACAAAATAAACCTTTTTTCTTAGCTAAAGGCATACATTTGTTTACATATACTTTATATTTATTATATAAAAGTTTTTGTAGCAATGGAAATTTAATAGCAGTACTATTTTGTCTAGATGCAAAAGTTCCTTTAATTTCTATACACGTATGTATTACTTGCTCTTCTTCTATAGCAGTTAATTCTCCATAAAATTTAGTTAATCTAGATTCATGAAAATTAGTTGTTACCGTACTATGCTCTACAAAAGCAAAAACATCCAATGCTTTTAAATTCCAATAAACATTAAAATCTGGTGTATAATGCATACCTTGCATTATGCTATAAGCGACTACGCTTTCTTTTTCTTTTTCTTCACCAGCTTTATTTTTTATTTTTTTTAATCTTGTAAAAGGTAAGTAAATAGGCTGAGTTAAATTATATTTTGGTTGTATCTCTATAGAATGTATATAACCTTTATCCTTTAACTCTAATAGCCAATCATAAAAATATCCTTCTTCTTTCGATACTTTATTTTCATCAAACCCCAACTCTTTGAATTTCTCTTTTAGCTTTATCATATTTATATTTAATAACATCGCTTACACGAAGTTCTTTATCAGCTTCTTTCTCTTTTTTTATAGTAAATACATTTTCAAAAGAATCATCTAAACAAGTTATTAAATCTTCTGTTACTTTAATAATAACAGCTTCATTATAATTATCATTAGAATAAATATAAGAATAAGGTGCAGAAAAACTAGGTAAATATAAACTTTCATTTCCTATTATAATTACTTCGTCTTTTTTACAATAAGTTATTAAATCATTTATTGTACTTATAGGCATTGGTACTATTATTTTTGTAACACCTAATAGCTCATTTAATACTCTTTTTCTTATATAATAAGGAGTATCTAACATCATTACATCATGTACTATAAATTCATGTTCATTTATATAACAATTAAAAGGAACACGTAGTATTTCTTGTACTTTATTAGCTTTTTCTACTAATTTTTTATCAGGTACTCCTACTAAATCTCTAAATTGTTTATTAAAAAATACATTTTGATACCCTTTTGGCTTTTTATGTACTTGTACAGGTAATTTTAAATTTTCTAATGTATCAATTTTTCTAGTTACTTTAGAAGGTAAAAATTCACCATCTTTATAAGTATTATATTTACTATTTAAAACATTATCAAAGTCTTCATTCCATCCATAAAAATTAAGACGAATTGTCATACTATCTAACATATTAGTGTAAGTAGTAATACAAGAGAAATCTGTTACATATAATACTGTACTTTCTTCTAAATCATGAGCATGAGAAGTTAGTACTGTTAGGTTAATAGTGTTATCAATTATTCTATCATAGAAAATTAATTCTTTTATTTTTCCATCTAATTCTTTTCGATAAAATACTTTCATAATTTTATTTTTTTATTAATTAATAATTTTAATTATTGGTGTTCTAATCTTGTTAATCTTTCTGAAAGATAAGTACTAACAAATTCTTTATTGTTATTAGGTCTAAAGTATAATTTATTTTCTTCATCTTTATATATCTTAGTAATAAATTCTCCTATACGTACCCAATCTCCTTCTTTTAATTCTTTACCAGACTTATCAAACATAATTTTTTCTTTTGCCATTTTTTATTTATTTAATCCCATTCTTCAAAAGTAATATCTCTATTTTCTATACCACATTTCATTGCAGTGGAAACGTCACAATGATACATAATAACGTCACCATCTTCATTTAACATACAAGTATTTCCTTTTAAAGCGTCAAAGAATTTATCTTCGTTTACTTTATCTGAGTAATAACTTAATAATTTTTCTAATTCTTTTCCATTAAATCCTATTGCATTTTTAGTAGGATAAGTATGAGCTACATCTGCAGGATTTAAAGTTAAAACTTTAAATAATCTTTCTTTGACAGTAAGAGTTTTATCTACATGTACTTTTAATAAAAATCCGTAAAGTTCTTCTACTAAAGAATCTGTATCTATATTTGCAGATTTACCTAATTCGTAAGCAAGTTCTATATTAACAAAGTCTTGAGTTTTTAATAAACTTTTAATTTTATTCTTCATAATATTTTTTAAAAGTGTTTTAAATAATTGTTTGCCTTTTTTATTATCTTTTATAAAATGTTCATAATATTCTGCAAAATCTGTTAATTTATTTTCTTTATCTTCTCTTAATTTAGGTAATTTTATATATAAACAATTATATAGTTTAGAATGTTTTTTTACATATCTTAATCCTGCAGCATCTCTATCATAACAAAGAATAATCTTTTTAAACCTTTTCTTTAACTCTTTTATTTTATCTTCAGGAATAGTCATACCTTCCCCTTGAGGAGCTATTGCTTTATATCCATTAGATACTAATACTAATAAATCTTTCATAGACGAAGCTATAATTAATAACTTTCCTTTTTTTGGTAATTGTTCATATCCTTGAATATTACAATTAGAAGAATTAGTTTCCCATTTAAACTGTTTATCTTTAGTTAAAGGTTTATATAATTTTACAGAAAATTTATCATCACATATAAACTTATAACAATAACAAGGATTATCGGGGTTCTTAGTATAACTATAGACTTTTTTAAAACGTTTTTCATTCCATTTTCTTTTATGATAATGATCTACTGGAGATATACTATATTTATTTAATAAATTAAGGTCTATACCATATCTTTTTGTCCAAAAATCATAATCTTCTTTATTCCATTCTCTACTTTTTACTTTATAATGCCATTTTTTAGTTTTAAGAATATTTACTTTATCTAAAACTTTTTTAACTTTTGGTATTATTTGTTTTTCTTTCTGTCTTTTAAGGTAATCTTCTCTATATGGCGTTAGATTTGAATTAAGACTTGTCTTTAATCCTAAGTTAAAGTCTTTATTTATTTGCTCTAAAGTATCTTTAAATCCTTTATTAAGATTCATCATAGCTACTTTAAAACAATCTCCTCCATATTCTGGAAATGAATGATCAAAAAATATAAAAGTACCTTTACTTGTATAAGCAAAATAACATCCTTTTTTCTTATCTTGTCTAAAAGGGTTAGTATACTTATTTTTTAAAGCTACATTATTAGGAAAGTATCTTTCCATTATAATTTCTTGGTCTATTAATTTAAAAATATTAGTTATAGATAATAAATATTTTTGCATAATTAATAAATTATAATAAATAAAAAAAAGCAGAGAATAAATTAATACCCTCTGCTATATACTATTATTAATTATTTTTACCCAAAATCTTCATCGCCAAACGTTTCAGCATAATCTATATTTTCAAAATCTACAGCATTTTCTCCATCTACAGAAGTTTCTTCTACTCCTGCCATTTCAGCAATTGTTTTTTCTGCTGCTTTTATTGGATCATAAGCTTGAAATTTTAAGCTATCTTGTGTAGCGGCTCTAAAACCATCTCCACTGTTAATAGAAGTAATTGCATCTTTAGGTAACATTCTACCTTCTTTTGCAAAACAATTATTAACATAAGCATTAGTATATACTACTTGGTTATAATAAGGATCTCCATTATTATCTACTTTTTCAGATTCTTTTACTCCTAACATTACTGCAATTTTTCTAACTTCTCCATTATTAGAAAAGTAAGGAAATGCTTTTGAATCAGGATCTATAAGATCATTTAATGAAGAAACATCTCCACGAACTAAATCACAGAAAGTTTCTGTTGGGTCTTCTCCTAATTTAAATCCAGTAATAGGATTTTCTTTTGTATTACTGAAATTATACATAGCATAAAGTAAATTATATAATAATACTTCTCCTCTTTTAGCAATACGAGCTGTATCTGTATTAAACCAACTCATTTTTTTGTTAGCTTTTACTACATCTAAAGTCTCTGCCCAAGTGGATTGTAAATTTTCATTAATAAAGCGATATTTTTGAGATTTACCTTCTCCTCCTTTAGATAACTCATCTTCATCAGATATAGTTATGGAAATTGGAAAATAATAATCATCAATATATTCTTTTTTAATAATTTTTTTATCTTTATCTTTTCTTGCTAGTAATTCATTAGGATGAATTCTTAATAATAATTCTAAACGTGATTGTTTTTTTCCATCACGTTTATATACGCCTACATAATTTTTTTCAAAAACATACTGTTGTCTTTCTTGTGGTACATTTTTTATTTGGATAAGTTGTTGTTTAGTAGGATTAAACAATACTGGAGTTGCATCTACTACACCAGTAAATACTGCTCTAAAATTTATACCGCCTTTTCCACGAGTGCCAACTTCTGCTTCTTCCCCTCCTTGAGGATTAAATCCATTCATAATAAAAACTTTTTAAAGTTTAAGGTTAAAAAAACATATCATTACATTATAATAATGATATGCTTATCTATTTTTTATTTTTTCTTCTTAATCTACTGTTATTTCTACTTCTTCTCCTACACTTCTAGGATTTTCTTGTTCATCATAAGTAGGAACAATTAGTTCTTCTTCTGTACTATTTGGATTCCATTCTTCTAATCTCCAATAATTTTCTCCATATCTATCACTTAATAGAAAATATTTTTCATCTTCACTATTAGGATTGGAATGAAAATTAGAAATTACAGTATGAAATTTAGAACTCATAGTACGATTTGTATTTATATTAAATTTAGCACTATCTATTGTAACTGTATTACCTTTATCACTTATAAATTTAATACGTTCTTTATCTGTTTTATAAAGAAATATAGCTTCTTTACTTCGTGTATTATCTTCATAACCACGAGTAATTCCTATACGATCTTCTTCTTCTAATTCTAAAACTTCTACAGCTTTAGGAGAAAAAGTTAACATTTTACTTGTTTTTTCTTTAATCTCACTTAGTGTTACAACTGCATAGTTTGGAAAACGAGTTTCTTTTCTTTTAACACTAAACTTTCTTTCTTTTGGTTCTACTGGAATAAATTCATTTTGATTATTCATAATAAATTAATAATTTTTTTTAGTTCATTTTCGTAGTTTTAAACTACTTCTTCTTTTGTTTGTTCTATATAAATTTCATCCCAATGGTTAGCTGTAATATTAAAATCAGAGTCTTCTTCCATTATTGCTAACTCTTTTCCTTTAAGGTGATTACATCTAGACCCACAGGTATCATCTGTAGATTTAAAATTTATATATGTTTTGTTTTTCTTTCTGTAAACGTATCCTATCGCATCTGAACTTGCAGCTACTAATTGAGCTATTTTACCTGTTAAATATAAGTCATTAGAAGTGGTTTCTTTACCTGCTTTATTAACTACTTTTTCTTTTAAATGAGCAATTAATATAATATCTGGAGCCATTTCATCAATCATGGTTAACCAATCAGCAAAAGCTAATCTAAGCCATAAATATCCAGCTCCTTGAGGTAAAGTTAAAACAGATTCCCACTTATTTCTAGGCAATACTGTTCCTCCTTTTTTACCGCCTTCTCTATTAAAAGATTTACCTTGAACAGATTGCATATATTTCATAGTAGCAAAATCTTCACACCATTCTTCTAACTTCGTAACAGTATCTATTACTACTCTTTGATAAGGATAATTACCTGTAGTAGTTCTAGTTTTTTTTATTTCCATTATTATTTCATATAAATAATAATTTCCAAGATTATGCCTTTTTTCTTTTTGTTCAGCAGTTTCTTTTAAAGGTTGTAAACCAATTATATTTACAGTCATTATATTGCTTAAATGATCTGCGCCTCCTTTCTCCATATTAAGAATTAAAGTATTATCAAGTTGACCAACAATAGTAGTTTTACCACATTTTGGTTTACCGTAAATAATTAATCTTTTAGGATTTTTGCGAATAGCATGAGTACGTTTTTTAGTTGGTAATTCAATCATAAGAGTCTTCCTTTTTTCTCTTTTTTTATTTTAAATATAGTGAAAAACTCTGTAATAATAAGCACTATATTACTTAATATTATATAGTATTTATTATTTATTTCTTACTTTTTTTAGCCATGTCAGATTGTATAAATTCATACATTTTAAAATTACGTTCTTTTACTATTTCTAGTAAAGAAGCATCTTTCATATACATAGCTTCAGTTAAATTAAAAATAGTTTGGTAGTCCAAATTGTTCATATTTGTAGCTCTAGGTAATTCTTGAAAATGAGAATTTTCTCCTATAAATAATAAACCCACTCGTTTATTAACTCCACCATGTCTATTTTTAAGTATACCTAAACATCTAAATCTTTCTTTTAAACGTTTGATATCATAGTTCATAAAGTTTTCTAATACTTTTGCAGAAGTAATGTGATTCATTGGATTAAAGATGGTCATTACAACAGAACTATCTTGTTCTAACATACCTGTTTCTTTAATATCTGCCATTTTAGGAAAAACTTCTCCCATTCTTGCTCTATTAGTATCATTCATAGAACGATTTGAATGGCTAATATTTATAGGAATATAATTTAAACAATCTCTATAAAAATATCTACAATTAGCAGAATGCAAATCTATAGTGGATTTAGTAGAAGTTTTACCATGAATAGGTTCTATAGTTAAATTACCTACAGTATCTGTAAGTATAATAACAAATTCATTAGGATTGTTTGCTTTATATTTTAATTCTCCTTTTTTATCTTTAGAAAAAACTCCATTACTTTTAGCATATTTATCTATATCTTTTCTAATAGCAGAAGGAGTTCTAGGAGTATCTATAATTTCAAGATATCCTTCTTCTTCTAAATATTCAAAATATTGTTTATAGCTTTGTACAAGATATGTAATTATTCTACTTACTTGATAATCTTCTACTCTATTTAAAATATAATCTACGCTAACTATTAAATCATAGTCTTTATATATTTTTAAACATACCATTTTTGCAATGACTTCTCTTCTAACTACTTCTAAACTATACAATTTTACTTTAACAGATAATTTTAATTTTTCTTTTTCTACTTCTGTTAATTTTGTATTAGCTTTAAGTTTTTTATTAAACTCAATCATATGATCTAAAGAACTTATTACAAAAGTACTCCAAGCAAATGATGATTTTCCTGTACCTCCTTCAGAAAATAAAGTATAATACCTTCCTCTGTGAATACCATTTAAAAATTTTTCTAATCTAGGAAAACCAATAGGTAATCCTTTATTTTTACCTTGGATTCCTTCTCTAAAAGAATTCCAAAATTCATTATACATTGTCATATCTAGACATTATCATATGCACTAAATGATTCATCTATTCCGTATTCCTCATCTAGTACAACTTCTTCACAATAAGTAAGTAAAGTTCTTCTTACTTCTACTCCTCCTTCTTCACCAGGAACACGTTTTTTAATAAAATAATCTGCTTGCTCTAAATATTTCATATTTCCTTCTAAAGAATCAAAATATTTATCTCTTGCTTTAAACACATGTTCTTTTGTATATTCTGGGAAAAGTTTAAAAAACTCTTTCATATTTTTTTTACATTTTTCTTTACTTCCCATAGCTTTAACTCTTTTGCCTTTCCACATTATTCTCCAGGAAGTAATCCATTCTTCTATATTAGAATGGTCACCTTTTCCAATTTCAATAATTTTTTTAGTTATTGTTTTTATACTACCTTTTTTAGTAAATGTATTATTATCTAATGTAACTCTAACTATTTTTTCAGAGCCTGATAAAGAGTGTATAGTTAATATATACTCTTCATCATTTTCTAAACTAGGTTTTATAAAATTACCAGCTATTAACTTATCCAATTCGTCTGTAGTAGCAATTATTTTCATACTATATTTTTTTGTATTTTAAAAACCTTTCCATTTTTTTATTTTATTTTTTATTTTTTGTACTAAATTAGTTGAAGTTATAGGAGATTTTTCATCATTTTTCATATTTATTTTAAACCATCTTCCTACTTCTTTTACATAAACTATTTCATTGGCTATAAAATATTTTCTTTTTTTAATACTTACCTGAAATCTTTGTATAACTACATATATTTCATAGCTATTAGTAATATTTTCTTCATATTCTTTTATAACTTCTATAGATAAATTATGATTTAGTAATCTTTGTATTTCTCTATAATTATGTTTAGCTAAATGAATAGCTTTAATACAATCTTCACAATTTCTATTATTTTTAATAAATTCTTTTTCTGTTTCTCTAGGTTGAGTAAAAATAACTTCTTTTCTATTTCTATAATCATTGAAAGCATATAACTTTTTATTAGCTTCCATATTTAAATAAAAATTATCTTTATTTCCCCCATTTTTATACCATCTTACTCTTAAAAATTCTACTTCTTTTGAAATAGTACTAATTTTTTCCATTAATAACTTTGAATCTTGTAAAGCATCCATATATTCAAATTTAGCTTTTTTCCTTTTTACTATTAATATTGGATATTTAGAAATTAATTCTTTTCTATATTGAGCTAAATCTTTTAATTTATCTTTATAATGTTCATGAATTTTTTCTATTTTTTGCCAATCAATACTTTTAGGAGCTAACATTTAAAATATTTTATTACCTGTTCCTGGGTAAATACCAGAGAATTTACAATTCTCTTCTAATGATTTTTTAATTTCTAATTTTTGACGACTTAATCTTTTTATATCATTAAGACTTTTCATCTTATCAGATTCTAATTCTCTTAATTTACTTTTTAATTTATTTTTTTCTTCTTCTAATTCACAATTATTAATAGCAATATGTATTTGATTTATATCTTGTAGTAAATCATGATTTTTAGAAGTATATACTCTTAGTTTATTTTCCATCATTTTATATCCTAATATTCCATTCGGATTATCTTCTTCAGTAGAACCTAAAAGTAAAGATTTAAGAGATATCTCTACTTCTTCTGTAGTTTTTTTATTAAGTGCAATTTCGGGATTAGTAGTAGTAGAACTACCACTTTTCCCTAATACTTGCTGTAAGTTATCGTATAAACCCACTTCTGAAACATTTAATATTTCACTTGCTCCTTTTAATACATTTTTCATTGAAGGATTACTACTTTCTAGATCATTATAAGTAGATAAAGAAGTATTAATATCTTCTTCTAAATCATTATCATAAGAAGTAAAATTATCATCATCATCATCATCGTCGTCATCATTATTAATTTTATCTAATCTATCTCTAATTTTTAAAATAGGAGCAACTACAATTTGAATAATACTAATAATAGGTGTTACATATATAACAACTAATGCTCCTAATTCTACAAAAGTATGTTTTCCTGTCTCAAAAACTTGTACTTGTTCCCAAGGTAAAAAACTAGTACCTCCAAATACAAGTCGTAAAGCTCCTGTAGATTCAAAATACAATTGAGCAATTATCCAAGTAGGAATAGAAAGTATTAAAAATAAAGGAAGTATAACAATAGCATAAGGAATAATCCAACCAATTTCTAAAAAATCAATTTTTTCATCTGCTAAAGTACGATTTATAATAAAATTTTGAAATCTATTAGAAGTATCTATAAAAATATAAGTACAAGCTAACTCTATAAATCCAAAAATAGTATATCGTATAATAGCATTAAAAGGGTCTATTCCTCTAGCAAAAGCTAAAATCATTAAACCTATACATTCCGTAGTAGTGGATAGTAAAGCAATAGTTTTAAGTTTATGAATAAAACCATCTGTAAAAAACTTATCTACAGAGTCAACTCCTTCACTGTTTTTAAACATATGTCTAGCAACCATTATCATACCAATTACCATGATAAAAGATACTATATTAGCAACAATAGAAAAATTACTCATATTTAACGAATTCTGTAATAATAAAGTATTCATAACTTATTTATTTATGGTAAATAATTTGTTTTCCTGTAGCATCTTCATTAGCTACTTTTTCATAATTTAAATGCATTCTTCTTGCGTCACTTCTAATTCTTTTACTTGCAAAATCATCTAACCATTTTAATACTCTATCGTCACAATAATCAACAGTAAAGAATTTTTTAAATTTCTCACTTAATACATCTTCACTTTTATGTGCTTTTTTTAAAGCTTGTAATTCTTTAACATACATTTCATAAAGATATTTTTCTACTACTTCTTCATTTTTAACAATATGAGTAGATCTAGTAAGATTATTTAAATTTGTTTGTTTGTGTAATACTTGAATTTTTAATCTAAGTTGTTCTATTTCTTCTTGCAAATCATCAGTAACAGTTCTATTATTTCTTAAAATAGAATCTTTTTCTAAAGTATTATCTTCTATTCCAGTTAATATAACTGTAGGAGTAGTTGTACCATCTTTTTTAGTAGAGTCTATTTTATTATTATTTTTTTCTTCATAATAATCAGGAATATTTTTTTGTGGTTTTCTTTCTTGTTGAGGAGTTGTTGTTCTTCCTGTAAAATCACAAGAGATTAATAAAAAATTTAATAAAATTATAATAGTTGTTCTCATAATAAATTACTTCTTTTAAATATTTAAATTAAAAATTTATACCCTTTTAGGTATACTTTGTGTTAATTAGCTATAATTATACCTTAACGGGTATATTCTATATTCATTGGTTTAAAATCATCTGTATGTGAACTTTTTACTTTCAAAATTAAAAATACAATTAAAGTAAAAATAAAAACAAATATTAAATCCTTTCTCATTTTGTTTTCTGTTTTCATTTCTTTTTGTTTTTGTTATAAAAATTAATAAATTCTACTACTGCTTGGTAAACAGAGAGCAATTTGGTTTTACCTTGCCCTACTATCTCAAACTTTTCTCCATAATTATCTTGAATTAAACAATATAAAGTTGCCCCTATTGTTACGTTTACAGCGTTTTCTGTTGTAGGAAATAAGTTTGTATTTTCTATCTTCTCTACTACAGGCATTAACCAATCCCAAGAGGTGTGAAACTTGTATGATATGTTGCTTGGAGATATTATACATACATCTTTGAAAAAATTATTATGCCATTCAGCACCCATAAATTCTGCTATTAGTTTATTTTTCTCTCTTTCAATCAATTTTTCTTCTTCTTCCGCTTTATCATTTTCTGTAATAGACTCCTCACCTTCTACTATATTTTTATAATCAGTTATTACAAATTCCAACCCATCATCTTCAGATGAATTTTTTAAATCTGTTTCTGATAACCCAAAATAAAAGATGTCATCATCCTTGAAGCCATCAGGAACATCATCAAATTCATTGATTAAATAACCAGCAAATTCTGATTTATTATCTTTCCAATAGCCATCTACTATAAATACACTCATTTCTTTTTGTTTTTGTTAATAATATCAAGACATTCAAGTGCCTTGTCTTTAATTTGGCTTGGTTGACTATTTTGTGTAAGTAAAATATGTTTAACTCTATCAATATAGAGTTTACATTTACCACATTGTTTAGTATCTTTTTGAAGAATAGGATTTATACAAAGGCATTCGTTTTCTATATTATCCATCCTTAATGTTTTTATATTTAATAATTTCAAGACATTCCAAAATCCTCGCATTCAGGATTTATTTCTTTTTCATCTTCCTTTATTTTTTGTTTAATTTCATTAAGAATAAAAAGTTCTCCTAATAACCCATGATAATACAGATACCTATTAGTATGTGCCTTTACCCAATGTGAGTCAGCTACTCTATGTAATTCATTTATTTGATTTCTATAAACCATGAGGTTTTTATTAGTTTCTTCAATTCTTTTGTTAATATATTCAATTATGTTTTCCATCTCCTTTTATTTTTTTGGTTTTGCGTTTACAAATGCAAACAACATTATATAAATATAAAGCCATAAAAAGAATGTACCTCTATTGCATAATAGTAATATAAGCAAAAGAATAAATGCTCCTATTTTAAATAATTCATTTATTTTTTTCAAACCATAATTTTAATTACTATTAATAATAAACTCTATAGTTTTATTATGTTGTTTTTCTATTTTTTCAATAGTATAAGTAAATATAAGAGACCATAAAATTGTAGTCACTATAAAAGTTAAACATATTATTTTATAATATTGGATTTTATTTATTTCTTTCATCTTTATTTTGATTTAATGAATTATTAATAAATTCTGCT